TTCAGCAGATACGCTGGCAAGCCTGTGTGCTGCGTCAGCGTCCTCGCTTGTATAACTTTTGACAGGCTAACCATCGCTGTGTCGTACTGCAACAGCCGCACATTACGATGCTTCACCTCAATAAATGCCTTGGCCTTGTTGTCCTTAAACACCACAAAGTCGAGGCGATATTGGATAGGCAGCTTGTAGAAATCGTAACCGTGAGCCGCAAAGGCATCGGCTAGCGCCTGCTCTTTGCGCCTGTCGGTCTCGGTTTCGTACATTGGCCTAGCCATTATGCGCCTCTTTAATTGCCCACAATATACGCGCCGCCACCTGCGGCACGATGCTATTGCCTAGCTGTCTAAGTCTGTGTACCCGACCGGATACCCCATTAGCCATTCCATAAGGGCGGGATTGCTCTTGCCGCCACCGCCAGATGTAAGGCTTTTCATTTCTGTTTCGGAAATCACGCCCATTTGCATTAGTTTCTTCATTTTCTTGAAAGCACCTGTGCCACCGCAAAGTGGTGCGCCGGTCGTTGGGGTAGGCCACAACGAATAGTCTTTCGCGTTTGTGGGGCGCGCCGATGCTGGATGCTGATATGCAATGCCATTCCGCATCGTACCCGATTTGGCTGATATCTTGCAAAACGGATGCAAATCCGCGATTAAGCAAGGCTGGGCTGTTTTCGATGACGACCCACGATGGCCGAACGATTTCAATAATGTTGGCGTAAATTCGCCATAATCCAGATCTTTTTCCATTTATCCCTTCTGCGTTCTTTTTTGCATAACTAATATCTTGGCAAGGGAAACCGCCTGTTATTACGTCTATCCCATCACGAAATCGCACGCAATTTTTAGCCAATTCCCTTACATCATCAATAATTTCTGTATCCGGCCAATGCTTACGCAAAACCTTCTGCGCGTGTTTATCGTACTCGCAGAACGCGACTGTCTCATAGCCACCCACCAGCTTTTCGCCAGCGTAACTAAAGCCGCCAATGCCGCTGAATAGGTCGAGCATCCTAAGCATCAGCGAGATGCTCCCGCACGATCATCATAGCCGTCATCGTGTCGCACTCAACCGCGTACCGCCAATCGTACTGCTCGGCTATGTCGCCTGTTGGCTCAAAGCCATCCATCCCGACGATAGCTGCGACTGGGAAACGCCAGCGCCAAGGCAGGCGATCATAGCGATACACCAGCAAGGGCAGCTTACCACTCTCTGTCGCCAGAGCAGCAGCGCACACCTGATCCCACCAGTTCGGATCAATGCCATATCCGGCGCGTTTGCGTTTCACCTCAATGACAAAGGGAAAATCTGGGTCGCTGCAAATGATGTCGCCCAGATCAGACTGCCTGTATTGGTTTATGTCGCGCTGAAACGTCAGGCCATTGGCGTCGCCGCCAAGCTCATCGGTTAGGATTGCGATGATCTCGCGTTCCCCGCCCATCCCTTTATTGCGCGAGTTAACCATCGCGCTTTGCCAAGCTGCGCAGCGTTTGTGCCGCAATGTCACTGTCGCCCAGAGCCGCAATGCGTCGATCCAGAGCCTGCTCAAGCAGTTCATCGGCTAACGCAGACATTGATCGGTGCGATGACACGTCAAGAACGAAGCGCAGCTTGTCAACTGTTTCGCTTCTGAGCCGTAACATTTGGTTTTTTATCCCAGCCATTTCAATGGTTTACCTTTTTTCTATAAAAAATGTTATTTATTACTTGTAACACAGTTATAGAATTGTTAAATAGTTATTAGTCACTAGTAATCAAAGGGAGACGACAAATGGCTAGAGACACCAACCACATCGAAAACCGCGACGCTTGGGAACGCGGGCGTGACGCCGCTATTAAAGCTAATGCGTCTATTGGGCGCAACAAGCGTTGGATCGCCGAGGATGAGACGCGCAAAGAAATCGAGCGTTTTGTGGCTGGTGGTGGTAGCGATTTTATCGCTGATATGCGCGACGCGCTGCATGAGTGGGGCAGCCTGACAGAAGGCCAAGAGGCTGCTGTTCGCAAAATTATGGCACGCGAAGAGCAGCGTGAAGCCGAGCGTACCGCAGAATGGGAAGCCGCCGCAGATTGCCCTGCCGGTCGTGTCGAGGTTTCCGGCGTTATCATCTCAACTGACATCCGCGAGACCGCCTTTGGCAGCCAGTGGAAAATGCTGGTGCGTGATGACAGCGGCTTTAAGGTTTGGGGTTCTATCCCATCAAAGCTGCATGAGCCTGCCGAGGAAAATGGCGAGTGGCTTACCGGCCAAGCTATGAAAGGCAAGCGCGTGTCGTTTGTTGCGGCTGTTGAGCCTAGCAAAGACGACCAAAAGTTCGGATTTTTTAAACGGCCAACCAAAGCCAAGCTAGAGGACTAAGCCAATGACCACATACATCGCTTACTATCGTGTATCAACTCAGCGCCAAGGCCAATCGGGTCTTGGCCTTGAGGCGCAACGCGCAGCCGTCGCCGGTTACAACATCATTGGCGAGTACACCGAGGTCGAGAGCGGCAAGAAAGCCCAGCGCCCACAGCTTGCCGCCGCACTGGCCGAGGCCAAGCGCACTGGCGCGACGCTGTTGATTGCCAAGCTCGACCGCCTAGCGCGTAATGTTCACTTTATCACCGGGCTGCTTGAGGCTAACGTGCCAATCGTCTGCGCCGATATGCCGGAAGCAGACCGCACGTTCTTGCAGATGGCCGCTGTGTTTGCCGAGTGGGAAGGCCGCAAAATCAGCGAGCGCACCAAGGCCGCACTAGCTGCCGCCAAGGCTCGCGGCGTCAAACTCGGCTCGCCCAACCCTGCCGCTGCTGGCCGTGCGTCTGCTGCCAAGCGCGTGGCGCGCACTAACGTCGTTGCCAAGCAGGCAATGCCTATCGTCTCGGTGCTGCGTGAGGCTGGTGCCTCACTCCGCACCATCGCCGCCAAGCTCAATGAAGCTGGCATTCCAACAGCACTGGGCGGGCAATGGTACGCCAGCACTGTGCGCAATCTAATGGGAGCAAACTAATGGGGTTTGAGGATGACCCGCAGGCGCAGACTGCGGATTTGTTGGGCAGCTTTAAAAAGGCTGATCCATTTACCTTTGAAAATAAACTCGGCGGCTCGTCTGCGCTAAACCTTGGCGAACCACCATTAACCAAAAGCCAGCGCGATCACAAGCGTCGGCGCGAAACAGTAAAGTTCGGCACGTTCAGCCGTAAGGGGAAAGAACAATGAAACAGGAAATCATCGGCGGGGCATTGCTGCTATTGCTTGCCCTATCATTTACCAACGCCTTGTCAGACACATATAACGTCTGGGGCTTAATCGCATATTTTGGGAGATAATATAATGGTCGGAAAATTAACAAGCGATTTTGAGTTGAGCGCGTCACGCACCCCTGTGCTATTGAACGCATCACCATATCAGACCCGCAACGAACTGCTGGCTGAGATGATCAAGCTGGATGAGGGTGGCGAGAAAGAATGGTTTGATCAAAACCAAGCAATGTATTGGGGCGATACATTGGAGCCGGTTATCTTGCGGGAAGCCGCCAAGCGTCTCGGCCTGACCAATGTTGAAGTCGACATTGACAAGCCATACCATCACGATCACCTGCCATTTGCAGCCAGCCTAGACGGCACTGGCGTAGGCAACAAGCCGGTCAAGGCTGACTGGGCTAATGGTATCTATGTGCCGCAGGGTGGGATTGTCGAGATGGCAGGCCAAGGCATCCTAGAGGCCAAGCTGACTAGCGCAAGGCCAGAGGAAATACCGGCGCCGCACCGAGGCCCGCTGCAGTTGCAAGCCCAGATGATGTGTACTGGCTTGTCGTTTGGATGTGTCGCAGTCCTATACCAAGGCACAGAATTGCGGCTGTTTGTTTACCGCGCTGATGAGGTTGTGCAAGGCCGCATCCGTGAGGCCATCATCGACTTTGAAAACCGCAGAAAAAATATTGACTGGTATCCTGTGACCTCGCCAGAGGACGGCGCGGTTGCCTACAGTCGCACAGACGCAGACGCACCGCCGCTAGAGCTAGAAGGCGACGACGCAATGTGGGTCGACCATTTAATGACGGCCAAGGCCAACAAAGCGATGGCCGAGCGCGAGATCGAAATAGCTACTTCAGCTATTATGGACAAGATGGGCAGTCACGACACAGCCTTTGCGTCGGTTGGCAATCGCCGGGTGCAAGTTAAGTGGCCAACCCGCAAGATGCGGGCGCAGCCTGAGAAAGTCGTGCCTGCAAAGCCTGAGACTGTCATGCGGCAGAAAACCCTAACGCTAAAGGAGATCGACTGATGGCTAAACAGAACGGCCCAAGGCGCAAGGAAAGCTCTTGGAAGCCGGTTGTGGACGCGGTGGCTGCTTACCACCGCCACAACGGCTACGGCCCGACAGTGAGCGAAATAGCCTATGTTGTGGGGCGATCAAGAACAGCCGTCAGGTTTCAGTTAGACAAGCTAATAGAGGATGGCATCATAACGCACACGCCCGGCAAGATCAGAACGATCAGGGTGGTTGAGTAAAGGGGCGAAAGCCCCTTTATTTTGTTAGACCTTTGACTTTCTCAAAGCTGCGCAAACCGCCAAGGCCAAGCATACCCATCAGGACAGTCAGCAGGCTCGACATATCAAACTGCGGCAGGTCAGGCAAAGGCACACCAGCATAGGCACTGCCAAAGATGATAAACGGCGCTAGTACAAAGTGCCAAGCCAAGGCAACGCCGCACGTCCAGCCAACGAAAGGACGCCAACCCGCCACAAAAATACTGCGGTGTTGCGCTTCGGCTTTGTTGATTTCTAGCTGACCCTTGGCAAGTTCTTGCGCGTGGTTCTGTGCCATTGTGGCAACCTCATGCGCGAGCCTTGCCTTCTGATCCTTGTCCTCAATGAACTTATCCAGCAGGCCGGTAACTGGCCCTATCAATGCTTGTATCATTTCTTTGTCTCCGAGTTTAGAAACACGGCCAGCGATCCTGTCATTGCACCAGTGACCACACTAATCAGGCTGGCCTGCTGTGTCGATAGGTCTGGCTGAGATAGCGCCCACTCTATGCAGCGCACATAAACCACCGTCATCGTAAAGATCATCAGGCGCGGAATGATCTTGTATTCTAGCAACGCCTTGCTCATCCCCAATACGCCTTTGGCTTGTTACGTTTGTTGACGTTTTTCTTGTGAACACCGGGACGGCGAACCCGCTTCCGTTCGAGACGTACATTTTCAATCCTCTTTGCCATCTGCTAAAGCCCTCATTCGTTTGACCAGTCTCTCTGAACGGTTCGGGAGTTGCCTTGCCCACTTGCTGTCGAGCATCTCTAATGCAGCACCAGCCCAGTCACGCGCATCAACACAACGCTTCATGCCTTTAAAGCGCTTCATCGTGGGCAAGCCCATATTAAACATCATGTTGGCAATGATGCGCTGTGCCTCTTCGGGCAAGTCGCTGAAATCCTCATAGAGCCTGTGGCAATCCTCGCGCACAATGGCGATGTCCAGATCAAATAGCTGCT